GCAATTACAGCACGGCTGGTTCGAGCGGCTATTCCAGTACGGCTGGTTCGAGCGGACGTTCCAGTACGGCGGCAGCCACTGGGGCTTATTGCAGAGCAAAAGCAGACGGCAAAGATAGCATTGCCGTTGTAAACGGTGCTTGCGGTAAGGCGTGCGGCGCACTGGGCTGCTATCTTGTGCTGACCGAGTACGATGATGACGGTCACATGATCTGCGCTAAAATGGCCCGTGTGGATGGTTCTGCCATCAGAGAAAACGTTTACTATACCCTCAAAAATGGCAAGTTTGTGGAGGCTGAACCGTGAAGAAGCATTACAGCAAGCGCTGGCTAGAGCAGTGTTGGGACGCAAGGCAGCCAGAAAGGCTGGAACGCATCCGGCTGAAAAAGATTCTGAGAGCCAAGAGAGAGGAGAGAGAAGATGAACCCGAGCATGACGATAACGGAATGCTGCAAGATTTTGAGGGATAACCAGATCCCGAAAACGAATGACGTGCTCTCTGCGCAAATTCAGGCCGGACTTTTCCCAGAATGGGCAGTCCCTTCCGTTGGGAGCAAAAGAGCCTGCCCGGATATCTCAAGAGCGCGATTTATGAAGTGGGTCAAGGATTTTTACTGCCTTGACAAAGTCTACACAGAGGAGGACCCGAAAGAATGAAACTCAAATCCACTACTTACTACTGGCTGGCTGTCATTTTGGGCGGCGTTGGAATGGGCACAGCTATGGGCGCAGAGGGCACCGTGCAGACCGTCGGATACATCTCCGGCACGCTGTTTGTGGTGTCACTGGTGCTGATTTTGGCCGCTGTTCTGCTGGCTCGTCTGGGCTTTGCCGCAGAGGACAGGGAGAGAGCCGCAAAGCGGCGCAAGTATGGCAAGATCAACCGCACCCACGCCCGCAACCCGGAATACCCGGAGGACCAGGAGCGTGGGGCATGATGACGGCCAAAGAGTACGTTGAGGGCAAAGTCAAATCCTACACGCGGCTTGCTGAACGCTGCAGGCGAGAAGCCGAAACCTCAGATGACATTGTTGTCCGGGCCGGATACTCCGCACGGGCAAACGTCTGGGAGATGTGCGCCGAAGAAATGGACAACGTGCGGGAGATGCTGCAAGAGGAGTCTGGGGAGATCACGTATGCCTGACACTGTCCACCATGTCATGTGGTACACCGTGTATGACGACAAGACAGACGAGATCATAGCCAGCGGGACGGCTGACATGATCGTCCAGCAAATGGGCTATGCCAGCAGAAACAGCTTTTTTTCGGCTGTCTGCCACGCCAAGCGCAAAAAAGACAACCCCCGGCAGCGCTACATCTACCATGTGGAGAAGATCCCGCGGGAGGACATAAACGAAAAGGAAGGTACAGCATGAAAATTATTATTGAAGAACACGGCGGCATGGTTTCCGTTGACTTCAAGGGGTCCGACAAAAACGTTCTCCATGCTCAGGAACTTCTCATGATGGCAACGATTGAGAGCATGGTGGTGAAACTTCGCACGAATCTGACGGACGCGGAGGTGGAAGATCTGATGGATAAGTTTGGTAAGTCCATGAAATCTTCTGCCATTGCCCGCTATAAGCTGGGTCCTACCACCAACATGACCGGCTTTTCCGACAAGGAGGCAGCTTTTCTCTCTAAGCTGTTCAACTTATGACCGGGCAAAAAGAAAGAGCCTGCCCGTGCACCAACACGGACAAGCCCAAAGGGTGATGAGTCTCGCCGCCCATCACCACAAAAATAACACAAAACAGGAGGTTTTACAAGTGGCGCTTATGCAGATCTATGACGGGATTGAAAACCCGCCGAAACTTTTAGAGAGGCGCTCTGCGCAGACAGTGGGAGAGCTGGTCCGACAGGCGGATGCGCTGTCCGAAAAGGAACACGCGCAAGGTTATCCTCGCAATACCTACATCGTATATAACAACGATGGTGAGAGAGTTTATCAGAGGTGGTGAATATTTATGCAAGAAGAATTGACCGTCCGGGTGGAGCACCCGGAACTGCCCGCGATCCGGTGGAACGAGACCGAGGTGCAGCAGAATCTGACCGAGATGCTGGCCGCCTACACCGGCCGCGTCTACACCCCGGAGACCATCAAGGATGCCAAGGCCGACCGCGCCGCCGTGAACAAGCTGGACAAGCAGCTCAGCGATGCCGCCCGCAGCGCCAAGGCTTTTTACATGAAGCCGCTGGAAGAGTTCTTGCAGAGTGCCAAGCAGATGCAGGGTCAGTGCAAGGCTGTCTCCGGTGCCATTGACCAGCAGGTCAAGGCTGTGGAGGAAGCCGAGAGGCAGGATAAGCAGGATGCGCTGCGGGCTGTCTATGCCGACTGCATCGGCGAGCTGCGGGAGCTTATTCCCTTTGACCGCCTGCTTGTGCCGCAGTGGCTTAACAAGACCTATGATCTGGCAAAGGCCAGCCGGGAGCTGCGCCGGGATGTTGAAACACGGCGGAAAGAGTTGAAAATCATTCAGGACACCTGCGGCGAAGATGCTGAAGCCTGCAAGCTGGGATATCTTCGTGTGCTGGATCTGAACGCCGCGCTTGCCGAACACCTGCGCCTGCAGGACAACCGGGAAAAGCTGCGCCGCGCAGAAGCAGAAAGGCAGGCCGCAGAACGGGCGCAGGCCACCGCGCCGGTCATTATCCCTCCGACCGAGGAAGAACGCCAGATCGCCGCAGAAGCGGTCCAAACGGCGCAGGCCAATGCAGCCATCACGCCGGATGGCAGGTTGGATTTCAGCATGCTCCAGAGATTCGCAGAGCCTGCACAGCCGGAAGCCCCTGCCCGCAAGCAGTATCGTTTCTGGGTAGAGTTCACCCGCGAGGACATCGCATGGTTCAAGCAGGGAGCCGCAGAGCGCAGCTTCCGCTATGGTTCTATCAAATAATTTTGGAGGTACTTACTTATGGCATTTGCTTGTCCCGGCGCATCTGCGCCTACTTCGCCTGTTTCCAACGCACAGTCTCCGGCAAACCGTTCCGTCCAGAATTCTAACCGTGCAGGCAGCGCCGCTATGCAGGCCGCATCCCCGTCCGTTCCCGTGGAGATCACCGGTGCTGACGGCCAGCACTTCACGGTCAGCTTCGGCGAGGTGCGCAGCTTTATCTGCCCGCAGGCTACCGACGCTGAATGCAAGATCTTTCTGGAAACCTGCAAGCAGTACCACCTGAACCCCTTCACCAAAGAAGCCTACCTGATCCACTACGACAATAAAAACGAGAGCGCCGCCAGCACCATTGTGCTGGGCAAAAACTGCTACCTGCAGATGGCCGAGCGCCACCCGGCCTACGATGGTTTTGAAGCCGGCGTGATCGTCCTGACCGCGGAAGGCCAGCTGCTGAACCGTGAGGGTTCCATCGTCTATGACGGAGACGGCGGCGAGACCCTTCTCGGCGGCTGGGCAAAGGTCTACCGCAAGGACCGCACCCGCGCCAGCTATGAGGAAGTCAAGCTCAGCGAGTATGACACCGGAAAGTCTCTTTGGAATGGCAAAAAAGCTACCATGATCCGCAAGGTGGCTTTGGTGCACGCCATGCGTGAGGCGTTCCCGTCCACATTTGGCGCTCTGTACGATGAGAGCGAGATGCGTGTGGACGCCGAAAGCACCGCCCGCGAGGTGCCTCCTGAAGAACTGCCGGTGCTGGATCCTTTCGCAGGCTCCCACCGCCACCGCAAGACGGCAGGCACCCTGATCCCCGCTCCGGAAGCGCCTGCGGAAGAGCCTCCTGCTGATGATCCGTTCCAGGGTGATGACGCATGATTGTCCAGACCAAGAACGGCATCATGCTGCACGGCGAGATCGCCAAAGACCCGGTGCTCCGGGATGCCGGGCAGAAGCGGGTGCTGAAGTTTGACCTGAAAGCCAGCCGCACACAGGATAAATCCGGCAAATGGCAGAGCTTCTTTGTAGGCGTGAACCTCTGGCACGGCATTGACCAGTGGGACGGCATGCTGCAGAAAGGCGATCAGGTCACGGTTTTTGCCCAGAAGTTGAAAGAGCGGGAGTATAACGGCAAGACCTACTACGACGTGGACGCGGATGATGTTCAGCCCGGCGGGCTGGTGACATTCCGCTGGCTGCAGCAGATGATCGACCTGATGGCACAGCCCGGCCCTCCGCCGGAACCTGCAGAACCGGCAGCAAACCCGGCAGATCTGCAGAGTGCGCAGATGTACCCCGGTGAAGCGCTTGCGGATTACGCACCGCACAGCACTGCCGCGCAAGAACCTGCTCCATCTACCGAGTATGACCCCATCAACGATGATGCCGAAGACCTCCCCTTCTGATTTTGCAAGCTGTGCTATCCGGCTATACGGGCGTGCAAAAACGAGAAAGGAGGTGGAGTATGCCGGAGAAAAGACGAACCAGCTTTATTTTGCTTTTGGAGCATGTTCACACGATGGAAGAACTGACAGATGAAGAGTTTGGACAGTTTATCCGTGCGTATGCAGCTTACGTCGAGAACGGAACAGAACCGGATTTTACAGACCGCTCCATGCGGATGATGTGGAAAACTGTAAAAGCATTTGATGAAATGAACGTACAAAAGTATTCCAGCACATCCGAAGCGAGGCAGCAAGCTGGAAGAAAAGGCGCGGAAAAACGTTGGAAATCTGATAGCAAAGCTATTGATGCCAATAGCAAAAATAGCAAATGCCATTTTGCCAATAGCAAAAATAGCTTATCTGTATCTGAGTCTGTATCTGAGTCTGTATCTGAGTCTGTATCTGAGTCTGTATCTGAATCTGTATCTGTATCGTCGTCGTCTACTATCGTAGACTCCGACGCGCGCGAGGGCGCGCGGGACGACTTGACGACGACCCCTATCTTTGAGGAATTTCGGGCCAGAATCGGGAAACTGAGCCAGACCGGGCAAAAAGAGCTGCCCGGGTATGTGGAGCGGCTTGGCGAAGAGCTGGTTTTGGAGATCATCAAAAAATGCGAAGACCTGGGCGGCCATAGCTGGGCCTACGTCCGCAAAGCTCTGGCCGAGGCGGAACGCATGGGCTGCAAGTCCGTGGAAGAATACCGCAAAACGAACCCCATCGGCGCAGGGCGAAACCTGCGCGTTGACCGCAGCGAGCCCAGCGGCGATTTTTTGAAAAACGCCATGCAGAGGCGCCCATTGAGAAAGAAAGGAAGCGTGAACGATGGCTAAATACAGAGCCGTGATCGAGTGCCGCAACGAGGGCGGCACGGATATCCACAGCTGGATCGTGGAAGCGAAGAACCCCGGCGAGGCGGAACATATCGCCGTATCCAGGGCTCGGGCCTTTTACCCCGAGTTTGATGAGTTTGAACCTGTAAGGACGGAGGAAATGCAATGTCTAAGGAAGTCGTCTTGATTGACCGCGACGAGCTGCTCAAGCACGAAGTTATGATTATCACCAAGGGCAACGCTGCTTTTCATGGCGTTCCGTCATCGCTTATCGAGACGGCCCCGGTTATTGACCTCAAGAGCATGTATCCCGTATGGAGAGACCCGGAAACCGACCCGCCGAAGGTCGAAGAAGAAGTGCTGATTATGTATCAGACCGCATCTGGAGGATGCGGAATCACAACGGCCCACTACGAAGATGGAACGATCTTATCCCAAGATAGCATTTTTTGCTGGGATGAACTTGCAGCATGGGGCAAGCTGGATGAAGAACATGATGATTACATCATCCCCAAAGGGTGGTGGGAATATCGCCACTTCAATCAGGACGAAGTCTACAACAACCGGGTAGATTATCCTGTGATGGGCTGGATGCCGCTGCCGCCGGAGGTGCTGAAAAATGACGATGACACCGTGTAAAGACCGCCCTGCACGGCACCCGGCATGCCACGACAGCTGCCTTAAATACGCCGAGTACAAGCGTCAGCTGAAAGCGCAGCGCATCTACACCAACAGGAACCACGCGGCGGAGCGGATCGGCCGCAACGATTTCGACAAAGAAGGATGGATGGGAGGAAGAAAACGGTGAAAGTGCTTATTGCCTGCGAGGAATCGCAGGAGGTGTGCAAGGCGTTCCGGGCAAAAACATTTTCGGGCGTTGCAAAAACAATTTGAGCATGACCAGCATCGCAGGGAAGCCGAAAAGCAGTGCGAGCAGCTGGCAATGGAAGGAATGATGAAAAAATGAAGGCTATCTTGATGAGCATTCGGCCTGAATGGTGCGACCTCATCATTCGGGGGCAAAAGACCATTGAGGTGCGCAAGACCCGCCCGAAGCTGGAAACGCCGTTCAGGGTGTATATCTACTGCACCCGGACGGCGAGTAAAGAGTTTAATTCGGACGACCGTAACTGGGACGTGTCCGCGAAGGTCCACGGCGGCTGGCCAGGGAAAAGGGGGCGCGTCATTGGCGAGTTCACCTGCAACGATATCGATAGAATTACTCCGCTTACAAGCTCTATTCCGGGGAATCTCGAAGAAAGGATTTTGGGAAGCTGCCTTACACCGCAGCAGGTAGAGGCTTATGCTGGCTGGAAAGGACGGAGGCTGATTGACTGCCGCGATGCGTACTGCTGGCATATTTCAAACTTCAAACCCTACAAAAAGCCAATAAAGCTTAAAGATTTCTGGGCGATACAGCCCTGTACGCATCGCGGAGACTGTTGCACCTGCCGCAGATGGGACGCAGAAAAGCTGATTTGCCGGGGAGAAGCATTCGGAATCGAACACCCGCCCCAAAGCTGGTACTACGTGGAGGACGGCAGATGAAACTGACCCTTTACGGCGACCCGCGCACAAAGAAAAACTCTACACGCATTCTCCGCACACGCTCCGGGACCCCATTCGTGGCCCCCAGCAAGGCTTACGTGGATTATGAGACAGACTGCCTGCGGCAAATCAAAAGGCCGCGCAGCCCTATCTCTGCCCGTGTGAACGTGAGGTGCGTGTACTACATGAAGACCGCCCGCCGGGTCGATCTGGCGAACCTCATCGAGGCGACCACGGACATCCTAGTAAAAGCCCGGGTTCTGGAGGACGACAACAGCAAGATCGTCGCCGCCCACGATGGCAGCCGGGTGGGGCTTGATCGGAAGAACCCAAGAGTGGAAATCGAGATTGAAGAAATGGAGAGATAAAATGCTTGATATGCTATTTGAAGTTGCAAGCACGCTGTTCGTGGCAACACTTGCAGGGCTTTTCATCTGGTTTATTCTTAGCGATGGCAACCCAATTGAATATTTCAAGCGGTGGCTCAACCGAAACAAACCTTGCCTTTGCGACCGGTGCGTATTCTTAAAGCGAAAATTTGGGGCATCAGAATCCGGATATCACTATATCTGCCAGAGCGGTGACAAAGAAGAAGGATACATAAATCCGCCCGAATATTGCTACGATTTTGAAGAAAGGAGCAACAATGACCCGCACATGGACACCTGAAAGTGACACGCCAAGGCCGGACAGCGGCGTGGACTACCACACCGTCAAGTCGTGGTTTAAGCAGCTTCGGGCTATGGACGACCGAATTGACCGTATCCAGCTGGACATCCGGCAGGCGCACGACAAGGCCACGAAGTGCACCGCCAGCATGACCGGAATGCCCGGCGGATCCGGGCATGGAGACAAAATCGGGCTTTGTGCCGAGGAAACAGACGAAAAGGAGCGCAAGATGCAAGAGTTGCAAGCCGAGCTCGAAGTTTTGCGGATGGAAGCAAAGCGCCGAATCAAGTACATTGCAGGCACCAAAAGCAGCGACATGATGCAGGCATGCTTGTATGGCTACTACGTCCAGAACCAAAAGCAGGTCGTCGTGGCCCGCAGTCTTGGTCTGCCAAACGAAAACCGCGTTTCTTTGTATGTGCGGGATGGATGCAAGCAGCTTGCGCAGATTTGGCATCAATTTATGTAATTTTCTTACATGTTGTCGTTGTTGTTGTTACATGTGAGATGTGGTAAAATTGGTATAAGCGGAACCGCCGAAAGCGGTGAGACGCTTGCCACGCAGCCTCCGAAACGTGTCCCTTCTTGGCATTTTCCTCCTTTTCTGCTTGCAGGTACCGGGCTTTGCTCTCTTCACGTTTCGCGGGCTGCTTCTATGCGATACACTGACACAAAGGCAGCCTGCCGCTCATGAGAGACAGGAGGCGGTTCGATTCCGCCGTATCGCACCGTATGGCGCATGGACTAGACAACCCGCAAGGCCGCACGTGCAACCTCCCGTGCCAAGAAAAGACCTTAGAATCCTTGCCAAGGTGTAGCTTTCCTGACAGGATGTGCGCCAACCAACAGCCCCGGCGGAGAACCGGAGCTGTTTTTATATGGCCGCCTGAGCGCAGTTTGGAGCGCGGCGCGTGTGTGTAGACACGGCTGGTTCGATTCCAAGGGCGGCTTTTATACTCCGGTAGCTCAAGCGGTAGAGCAGCGGTCTCCAAAACCGCATGTTGCAGGTTCGAGTCCTGCCGGGAGTGCTTGCGTGCCCTAGAGCGGGCCGCGCAATAGCGGGGCATCCGGCCGCGAAAGTTCCGGATGCAGCAGTGCCCACCGTTTGACGCATGTCCAACGAACTGAATGCACGGGTGCTGCTTATTTTGATATTCTGACCGTTCGGATTTCCGGGCGGTTTTTCTTTTGCATGAATTTAGAGAGGTGGTGGCGGTGGGGGCAAAACTGACAGACCGACAGAAAAAGAAAATCATTGCGGACTATGTGCAACTCCACAATTACCGCAAAACTGCCAAGCTGAACAACGTCGCCGAAAGCACTGTGCGCAAGGTTGTGAGCGAAAACCCGGTATGTGCAGATTTGTGCGCCAAGAAAAAAGAGCAGAACACCCGGGATATGCTTTCCTACTTGGACAGCAAGCGCGGAGAGGCACAGGATCTTCTAGGGCTGTACCTTCAGGCGATGGCAGACCCGGACAAGATCGCAGAGGCAACGCTGCCGCAGCTATCCACGGCGTTCGGCACCATCGTGGACAAATTTGCCATGCTGGGAGACCAGAATAGCATAGAAGTCCCGGATGATGGTCTTGTAGAGGCCCTGAATGCCGCCGCTGACCTCAGCCCGCCTGACGATGTGGATCTTCTGCCAAAGGAAGAGGACGACAATGCGGAAAAGTAACGGTTTTCGCTGGAAAGCCCTCAGCCAGCGGCAAAAGCAGGTCTTGAGCTGGTGGACACCGCAGAGCGCATACAGCGGATACAACGGCATTATTGCCGATGGTGCTATCCGCTCGGGCAAGACCTTTGGCATGGGCTTCTCTTTTGTCCAGTGGGCTATGACCTGCTTCAGCGGCCAGCAGTTTGCCATGTGCGGCAAGACCATCGCCAGCTTCCGGCGCAACGTACTGGGCACGCTCAAGCAGCAGCTTGCAGCCCGTGGCTACAGCGTCAAGGAGCACCGGGCAGAAAACTGCATGACCGTCAGCAAAGGCGGCAAGGCCAACGAGTTTTACTTTTTCGGCGGCAAGGACGAGAGCAGTCAGGATCTGATCCAGGGTATCACCCTTGCCGGGGCTTTCTTTGACGAGGTGGCTTTGATGCCGCAGAGCTTTGTCAATCAGGCCACGGCCCGCTGCTCTGTCACCGGGTCAAAGTTCTGGTTCAACTGCAACCCGGGAAGCCCGCAGCACTGGTTTTATCTGGAGTGGGTGCGGAAATGCCGTTCCCGCAAGATGATGTATCTCCATTTCACGATGGACGACAACCTGTCGCTTTCCGAGGACATCAAGGCCAGATACCGCAGCCAGTACAGCGGCGTTTTCTATCAGCGCTACATTCTGGGCCTGTGGACGGTGGCAGAGGGCCTTGTATATGACATGTTCGACCCGAAAAAACACGTCGTTGATGTGCTTCCGGCGCTGTCTCCAAAGAGCGCTTATGTGGCGTGCGACTTTGGCACCCAGAACGCAACGGTTTTTCTGCTGCTCCAGAAGCAGGCAGACGCAGACTGCTGGATCGTCACCCGGGAGTACTACTACAGCGGCCGCGAACAGAAGCGGCAAAAGACCGTGGGCGAGTACGTCACAGACCTGAAAGCGTGGCTGAACGGGCTCAAGCCGGAAAGGATCATCGTTGACCCCTCTGCCCTGCCCCTGATTACAGAGCTGCGCAAGAACGGCTTTACCCAGACCCCGGCAAACAACGACGTCTTGAGCGGCATTCTGGACGTGCAGACCATGCTGCAGACCGGGCGGATGAAGATCTACAAAGACTGCAAGCACACGCTGGAAGAGTTCGGCGTGTACGCTTGGGACCCGGATAAAGACGACGCCGTGCTAAAGGTCAACGACCACTGTATGGACGCCATCCGATATTTTGTGCGCACGAAGCGCCTTGTGAAACTGAGGGATTGATTTTGAGCACTGTATACACATTCCAGACCTTCCAGCAGGCGCAAGCCGCCGGGGAACAGCCTGATTTCATCCGACGGTTCGTGCAGCAGCACTGCAGTTCCGGACCCTACAAGATGGCGCTGGATGCCGACCTGTACAACGCACAGAAAAACCCGGGAGCTGAACGCTTCGCGCAGGCTTACGCTTTGATGCTGAAACGCCTGTCCAAAAACACAAAGCAGGATGTCCTGCACCCCGATATGGTCAAGAGCAATCTTTTCCGGCGGCTCAACAAGCAGCGGGCGACCTACTCCCTCGGCAACGGCGTGGTCTTTGCAGACGATGGCGTGGACAAGGACAAGCTGGGGCAGAACTTTGACGAGCAGATCCAGAAGGCCGGATATTTTGCCCTGATCCATGGCGAGAGCTTCGGCTTCTGGAACAACGATCATTTGGTGGTTTTCAAGCTGACCGAGTTCGCGCCCCTGTACGATGAAAAGACCAGCCTTTTGCAGGCGGGTGTGCGCTTCTGGCGGCTGAATCCTGACACGGATATGCACTATATCCTGTACGAGCTGGACGGCTTCACTGAGTACACGGAAAGCAAAATCGGCAGCACGATGCAGGAGACAACGCCGAAGCAGGCATACAAGAGCGTGACCGTCACCACACCCGGCGGCGGGCTGGAAAGCGTGGAGGGCGAAAACTACAGCGCTCTTCCCATTGTGCCGCTGTGGGGCTCCGACCTGCACCAGAGCACCCTTGTGGGGCTGAAAGCCTACATTGACAACGCCGATCTGGTGATGTCCGGCTTCTGCAATGACCTGCAGGACTTTTCGCAGATCTACTGGCTGTGCGAGAACTTCAACGGCATGACCGATGACGAGCTGCAGGAGTTCCTTGTCAAGCTGAATCTGTACCACATTGCAGGCGCAGACACCAGCGAGGGCGGCAAGATCACCCCCTACACCACCGAGATCCCTGTGACGGCCCGGCAGGCTCTGTTGGAACTGCTGCACACCCGGGTGTATGAGGACTTCGGCGGGCTGGACGTGCACTGCGTGAGCGCGGACAGCACCAACGACCATCTGGATGCAGCCTATGAGCCGCTGAACCAGAACGCAGACGACTTCGAGGCTCAGGTCAAGCCGTTCATCCGGCAGATCTGCGCACTGGCTGGCTTTGACAACGCCATGCCGACATTCAACCGCAGCAAGATCACCAACACAGCTGAGCAGGTCGCAACGGTGATTTCCGAGGCACCGATCATCGGGCAGGACATGGCCATTGACCTGCTGCCCAACCTGACCCCGGAGCAGAAAGAAAAAGCCAGGGCAGCGCTGATGGCTGAGAGCGCAGAGCGGGAGACCGTAGACGAGGAGAACGAAGATGAAGATGGAACAGATGAAGCGTGATATTTGCGCCGCAGTTTTTGGCTTTTTCTTCGGCTGCGGGGTAAGCTCGTTTATCATTAACGTTGCAAAGCTTGTGATGCACTTATGACTGACCGTGACCGCATTTCCACCCGGCAACTGAACCGCCTGCGCCGCCGTATTTTGCGGGTATACGGCACAGCCCGGCGGGAGATGACCAAGCAGCTCACCGAGTTTCTTGGGAAGTACCGAGCGTTGGACGAACGCAAGCGGGCGCAGCTGGACGCAGGCGAGATTACTGAGGACGACTATCGCATCTGGTTACAAAATCAGGTCTTTCAGTCCGATTTGATGCACGCCAAGCTGGACGGCATCACGCAGACGTGCACCACAGCCCAAGAGACGGCCTACAAGCTGGCCCGGGATGAGCAATACAACATCTTTTCCTTTGGCGCAAACTGGGCTTTCTACGAGCTGGAACAGGCCGCAGGCGTGACGTTCGGGCTGACCCTGTACAACACCGAAGCGGTCAAGCTGCTGTTGAAGGAAAACCCCAAGCTGGTGCCCAACAAGCGCATCAAGAGCGAGAGCAACCGCACCTATGACGCACGGGTGTTCAATCGCTACGTCATGCAGGGCATCGTGCAGGGCAAAAGCGTCCACGACATCGCCGTGCAGGCCGTAAACGGCATGGCAGACACAGAGATTCACTGGGCTATGAACAACGCCATCACAGCCCTTACCAGTGCCCAGAACGCCGGGGCTTTGCAGCAGATGAGAAACGCTCAGGCTTTGGGCATCGAGGTCAAAAAGCGCTGGAATTCCACCCACGACTACCGCACCCGTGAGATGCACCGCCTGCTGGATCAGCAGACGGCAGAGCTTGACGAGCCGTTTAAGGTCATGGGATACGAGATTCAGCGCCCCGGCGACCCAAACGCAGCGCCGGAGATGGTTTACCACTGCCGCTGTGTGCTGTCCTCTGCTCTGGGCAAGTATCCACGCCAGGGCGCCGCCCGGCGGGAAAATATCGTCACATACGAGGACACGGGCATGGTGGACGCCAAAGGCAAGCCCATCAAAGTGGCAGTAAAGAAAACCGTAGCCGATATGACCTATACCGAGTGGTACAAGTCCAAAGGCGGCACAGAAGCAGAACAGATGTGGCGGGCAAAAGAGCGAAAACGGAGAAAGGAGAGCGCAAAGCATGAAAAATAAGAAGTTTGGGATTGTCGTAATCAACGATGACTTTTTCTTGAACTTTTGCCGTGATTTTAAGCCCCCATGTGGTTACATTAAGCCAAAACCCGCGCAGCCTTCCTACGGAAATGGCGCAAAGCCGCATGGAGCACACAAACGCATTATTAGGACAATGGAAGGATTCAGAAAATGAATGTCTTGACGTTGGGCAGAGCAGGAGGAAGAAAGGGAAGATGCCGATGAAATTTGAATACGGCATCAAATTCACAGACAACACCCCGCAGCTGCATGAGGCTCTGGATTCATGGGCAGAGCGGGTACTGACCCTCTGGGGCATGAAGGTGCGGGACTACGCCCAGCTGCTTGTGCCTACCGGCACGGCAGACAGCACAGGCATTGAAGGCTACGTGGGCGGCGCGCTCAAGCAGAGCCTGACCTACGCCGTAGACCTTGCAAAAAAGACCGTGACCATCGGGTCAAATCTCTTTTACAGCGTCTATGTTGAGCTTGGCACGGGCATCTTTGCCGAGAAAGGCAACGGACGCAAAACGCCGTGGGTCTGGAAAGACTTCAACGGCAAGTGGCACTTTACCCGGGGCATGAAAGCCCGCCCGTTCCTCCGCCCAGCGGTGGAGGATCACATTGATGAGCTGCGGCAGATCGCCGTGGAGGAAGCAGAGAAGGGAGAATAACATGACAGAAAAAGAGAGACTTGAAGATTTGCTCACAATGCATTGTTTTCTCAAAGAAAGAGGGCTCTCTATTGCAGAACAGGCAGAAAAAGATATTGAGGAAACCAAAAAGAAGCTCTTAACAATCGAGAGCTGCGGAGAAAAAGAAGTGCTGAGGAAAAAGTTTTTAGAGGAAGGAAAAGAAGCCACTAAAAACTTGCAAGCCCTTTGCGATTTGGTTTATGGCGAGGGTAGAGCAAAGGTTGAGATAACGGTATCGGTTGACGCGGATAAGCCGATATTCAGCAAAGAAGAGGTAACTGTTATCAAAGAAGGCTTGGATTTTTGCAAAGGAGAATAAACATGAAAAAGATTTTTGCAGTAATTACACTTTTGGTCGTGTTGTGTCTGTGCGGCTGCTCTGAGGCTGACAAGGCGAACGCCAACATCTCCAAGCAGGCCGATTACTTTGAGAGTGAACGCAAGATCACCGTCTACAACGCCCGCACGGATAAGGTCATCATGGAAGCCGAGGGCTATATGTCCATCTCCAACAACTCAAACAATGAGCTGGTCTGCACGGTGAAAGTCGGCCCGGATTCCTACCGCAAGAACTACATCTATCTGAACGACTACACCATGTATGTGGTGGAGGACATCACCGGCACCCATACCGACCCCTACCACTACAAGCTCTATTTCCACACTGACATCCTGCCAAGTGTGGAGGTGAAGCCGTAAAAGTCATTCACGGAAATCCCCAATTTTAACCACTATGTGCCCCGAAAAAGGCTTCATAGTGGTTTTTTTATGCCGCTTTAGCTCAGTCTGGCAGAGCACCGGACTTTTAATCCGGGGGGCGTGGGTTCAAGCCCCACAGGCGGCACCACACCGGCAGCACGTCCGGCAAATAAACCTTATTGCCAAGCATGGCAGCCCGAGCAAGGGCAGAAAGGACTATCACATGGCACTCGAACGCAAGACTCTCCGGGAAATTCTGGAAGATGAAACGACCGACACCAGCGGCAAGCTCAAGAAAATTCTGGACGTGCTGCATAAGGAAACGGACACCTTGCAGAACCAGCTCGATGAGAAAGACGCAGCCCTCGCCAAAGCCGAAAAGGACCGCGACGCAGCCAACAGCGGCAAGGAAGCCGCCGAAAAGTCCCTGACCGACTACAAAGCCCAGCAGACCCAGAAGGACACCCACGCAGCCAAGGAAGCCAAGTTCCGGGAGCTGCTGAAGGCCGCCGGGGTGCTGGACAAGTATGCTGATCGGGTCGTTCGGCTGTCTGGCGAGGACATCGACAAGCTGGAGCTAGACGAAAAGGGCAACGTCAAGGATGCCAAGAAGCACGCCGACAGCCTGAAAGCTGATTGGAGCGACTTTGTGGCTACGACCACGACCACCGGCGCAAAGGTGGACAACCCGCCCACCAACGCCGGCTCCAAAATGACCAAAGAGCAAATTTTTGCGATCAAGGACGCTGGCGAACGCCAGGCGGCCATCGCAGCAAATGCCGACCTGTTCACGGGCGGCGGAAAGGACTAACACATGGCAGCAAAGACCAATCTGATCACCACTACCGAGATCACCGTCAACCCCCGGGAAATCGACTTCGTGACCCGCTTCCAGCGCAACTGGGAACACCTGCGGGAGATCATGGGCATCATGCGTCCCATCCGGATGCAGCCCGGCACCGTGCTCAAGAGTAAGTACGCTCAGGGTACGCTGCAGAGCGGCACCGTGGCAGAGGGCGAGGAGATCCCCTACAGCCAGTACACCGTCAAAGAGAAGGACTACGGCAAGATCACAATCGAAAAGTACGCCAAGGCCGTCTCCCTGGAGGCAATCCAGAACTATGGCTATGATGTGGCCGTGCAGAAGACCGATGACGAGTTCCTGTTCGACCTGACCGCAAAGGTCACGGACAAGTTCTACAAGTACCTGAACACCGGCAGCCTGAAGGGCACCCCCAAGACCTTCCAGATGGCTCTGGCCATGGCAAAGGGCAGCGTGGAGAACAAGTTCAAGAATATGCACCGCACCGTCACCGGCGTTGTGGGCTTTGCCAACGTCTTGGATGTGGCGGAGTACCTGGGTACCGCACCCATCACCATCCAGAACCAGTACGGCTTCCAGTACATCAAGGATTTCATGGGCTACAACACCATCTTCCTGCTGTCTGACGGCGAGATCGCAAAGGGCAAGGTCATTGCCACCCCCGTGGACAACATCGTGATGTACTACGTTGACCCCTCCGACAGCGACTACGCCAAGGCTGGGCTGGTGTACACCACCGCGGGCGAGGCCAGCAACCTCATCGGCTTCCACACCCAGGGCAACTACACCACCGCCGTCTCTGAGAGCTTCGCCATCACCGGCGTGACCCTGTTTGCTGAGTACCTGGACGGCATCTCTGTCCAGACCATTACCCCGGGTGAATCGGTCTAACCTGCAAGGGGGTGACTTTGCATGACCGTCCCAGAGCTGTGCGTTTACACGCACAATTTTTTTGACCGGGCAGATGATCCCGTTGCCGGGGAGTTTGCTTTTGAGCCGGATACCGTGCCCGCCGGGGTAGTGCCGGGGCAGTATTTCCTCGTGTGCGGATCCATCTTCAATGACGGCGTGCACAAGGCCGGGGACGGCGATCTGACCGCCGAGACCTTCACCGGGACGGTGCAGCCCATGCGCGTGCCGCCTGATTTTGTGGCGCTGGCTGAAAAAATCGACGCATACGACAAGGCACTGCCGTCCGGCGGCGTGTATGTGTCCCAGTCTTTTGCCGGGTGGTCCGGCACGATGGCTACAGGCGCGGACGGCCTGCCTGCAGACGGCAAGACCCGCTATAAATCCGAGATCAATCATTGGAGGAAGATGTGACATGGTCAATCCGTTCACTGCATCCACCGTGATGCAGAGCTTTACCCAAAAATACCGTTTTCAGACCCGCAGCTATGAGCCGGACGGCGTGGGCGGCTTTGTGTCCGGCTGGAAGGACGGCCCAGAGTTTGAGGCCGTGGAGCGTCACGATACCACCGTGGAAGCTCAGGTGGCAGAGCAGGCTGACACGGCATCTACCTATACCCTGCTGGTCAGCACCGGCGTTCCGCTGGCTTTCCCGGACTACATCAAGCGGGTAAGCGACGGGCAGACCTTCCAGATCACCAGCGCAGCAGACGAAACCAAGGCCCCGCCGGAATCCGGCATGGGACTGCGGGCCGTCAAGTGCAAAAAGGCGGTGCTGCCGTAATGGGACCGTCTGAGAGCATCAACCGGGCGCTGAACACGTTTTTCAACGGCTTTGGCATCCCCGGCTATCTGGAAGATAACATCCCTCCTGCCGCTTCACTGCCCTATCTAACCTACAAGCCCACCATCCCCGGCGGGTGGAACGAAACGGCATCCTTCCACGCCCGGCTGTGGTACCCAAGCAAGGGCGGAAGAGCCCCCATCCTGCAAACCGAAGATACGATCAGCGCGGCCCTTGAGGACAGCACAACGCTTTCCTGCAAGGGCGGCGCTATTCTTTTGCAAAAAGGCACCCCATGGGCACAGCCCCTCGACAACCCGCCTGAAGGGTATCTGTGCGAATATCTCAATTTTGAAATCACGCAATTTTGCGAGTAAGGAGCAATATGGCAAGAAAGTTTACCAAGATCAGCGCAGAAGCATTCAAGTCCATGCAGATCAATGCCGGTGTTGTGCTGAACAAGTTTGACCCGACCGGCACGACCGAGATCCAGGATGCAGACATCATCTGCGCCACCTCCGGCGGCGTGACGGCAGAGTGCAAGCCCAACATCACCGACCTTGGCGATGATGTGGACAACTGCCAGAAAAACACCGCAGAGCTGATGCAGATCGAAGACTACGACTGCACGCTGGCCTTTACGGCCCTGAACGTCACAACGGATGTTATCAAGCTGGCACTGGGTGCAGCGGATGTGAGTGAAAAGAAGGTCACCCCCCGCATGACGCTGGACCCGACGGCAAGCACCGGCGACTTCAAGGACATCTGGTGGGTCGGAGACACCATCGACGGCGGCTTTGTGGCCGTCAAGCTGATGAACGCACTCTCCACCGGCGGTCTGTCCCTCAAGACCACCGACAAAGGCAAGGGCAATTTGTCCATCACTCTGACCGGCTGCCCCCGGATGGGCGACGAAGCCGTGCCTATGGAGTGGTACTACAGCCCCAAGGCCGCAGCATAAGGAGGAAACCGCATGAAATTTTTGACAGAGCTGTCCGATGAAGATTTTCTGCGCCACTGCTGGCAGATTGCCGATGTGGCAGAGGAGGTCTTGGAAAAATCCAAGATCATGGAGCTGCGCAAGGTTCTGCCGGTTCTGACCGGCGATGAAACGCCGGAGGAGCTGGAGCAGAAGAAGAAGGAGCAGGCAAAAAAGAATATTCAGGCTATGGCAAAAAGCTTGCTGTTCGACAATGCTGCTGCCACCGCAAAGCTGCTTCCGCTGCTCTATGAGCCGGATGTAGATGAAAACGGAGTGGTTGAAAATATCGGCCCGTTCAAGAAGATGCGCGCGGTGAAAGAACTGCTGAACAACGATGATGTGCTGGATTTTTTGCTCTGGTGTCTGCCGTTGGTGCTGGCGGGTACAGACGCCTGATTTCTTCCATCAGCCCGGACGCGCTGCGGCTGTTTGGCAGGCCGTATATTTTGCAGCACTGCCTGAACGCTTTGCGGCAAGAGCGCATCACACTCAGCTATCAGGCGTACATGACGGACGCTCTGGCGCACCTTATAGGCGCGGAAGAGCGGTGGTACGACATGGTGGCCGGGCTTGTGGAAAACCGCCCACAGCCGCCGCAGCCGTCCGCTGATGAAGTGATAGCACACATTAAAAATGGCTTGAACGGGGGTGATGGAACCTGAAACTTTTTGAATTGAGCGCCACCCTCGGGCTGGACGACAGCGCCTACCGGCAGGGCATCCAGAATGTGCAATCCGAGACGAAAAAGACCGTTTCTTCGCTGTCAGGAGAGTACAGCAAGGCCGCAAAGGCCGTAGTGGAGCTGACCAGACGTTACAACGAATCGGTGGGCAAAACCGGCAAAGCGTCCTCTGAGACCAAAAATCTCAAGACCATGTTGGCGCAGGCAGAAGCACAGCTTAGGGCAACCACGACCGCGCTGAAAGCCGCAAACAACGGCATGGAGGGCTTTGCCGGCTCCACGGATAAGGCATCCGGTAAGTCTCTGGCCGGTGCCATTGCGCAGGGCACGGTCATGGCGAACGTTTTCTCGAAGCTCGGCTCAGCTGCACTCAGTGCCGCAGAGGGTTTCATCTCTTCCGGCATCGAGTACAACGCCCAGATCGAGAAATACACCACCGGCTTTACCAATATGCTGGGCAGCGCGGAAGCGGCTCAGCAGGTCATGAGCCAGATCCAGGAAGACGCGGCAAAAACCCCGTTTGACGTGGCGAGCCTGACACAGGCCAACCAGTACCTGATCTCTGCAGGCGAGAACGCTTCCTATGCACGCAATACCATCATGGCGCTGGGCGACGCAGTCTCTGCGACCGGCGGCGGCAACGACGAGCTGAACCGCATGGCGCAGAACCTGCAGCAGATCGCTAACACCGGCAAGGCTACAGCGGTCGATATCAAGCAGTTTGCTTATGCTGGCATCGACGTATACGGCATTCTGGCCGACTACACAGGCAAGTCCACCGCCGAAGTGCAGAAAATGACCATCAGTTATGATCTGCTGACGCAGGCTTTGCAGGCCGCATCCGAAGAGGGCGGGCGTTACTACAACAGCATGGACACCCAGAGCCAGACCATGAATGGCCGGGTGTCTACCCTGCAGGACAATGTGAAACAGCTGGCGGGATTGCTGACCGGCGATTTATCCAGCGGAGTCGGCGTTGTAATCGGCAATCTGAACGACATGCTCATCGCAGCACAGGAAGCTTACAAAACGGACGGTTGGATTGGTCTCGCAGGCGCGATTACCGGCCTGACAGAGCCTATCAACACGGCAAAAAACGCTCTCAAGGACTTCGCGAGCAAAGCCACCACATGGCTGGATCAGCTGAGCTATAAACTCAACCGTTTTCTCGGAAAAGCCGCCACAGCAGACTTCGATACCTACGAAGAGTACGCGGATGCAAATAACCGGAAGAGTAACCGTAACAGGATGCGGGAAAATGCATTAAATGGCATTGGCATCAGCAACAAGAGCTGGTCGGAGCGTCAGGCGGAAGCGGCAGCAGCCAGTGGCAACAGAGGCAGCTCCATTACAACCAGCCCGTCTGGTTCTTCAACTAGAAAAAGATCCGGCTCCTCCGGCTCCAAGTCCACCACCGAAACGGTCATTTCTTCCATCTCCAGCACGGCTACCACCACCGCGCAGAATGCGCTGGGCGCTGTGACCACCAGCATCCAGACCCTTACCGAGAAGGTCAAGGACAGCGCGGGCAAGATCAAAGACCGCATCACCGAGACCACCACCACGACCGGCAAGGAGATGGTAAACGGTGTTGCCACCACCTACAAGCAGGTGGAAACAAAGGTCAACGGCACGGTCACAAAGGTCACAAAGACCTATGACGACATGTCAAAAACGCTGCTGGGCACCTTTACCAACGTCTCGGAAACCACCTTTAACGGCATCACCACAAAGGTGCAGCAGGCGGTGGAAAAGTACGCGGACAACAGCGAGCATATCAAGAAAACCGTCACTGAGACCGGCCAGCGCATCGGCGAGAACGGCGCGGAGACCTACGAGAAGATCATCACCTACATCGACGGTATTCAAGATAAGGTGACGGAAACCTCTACTCTTATCGACAAGAGCGTGAAAGGAACCCAGAGCCGTATTGACCAGCAGCTGAGCGAGGCTTCCGGCCAGCTGGATAAGGGCATTTTCGGGCTGGTAAAAAGCGCCTTTAGTGATGCCAAAAACGGTGACTGGGCAAGTCTTGGGCTGGATTTTGTCAATCTGATCTGGGGCGAGGTGTCGCAGGGGCAGCGTGACGTGATCTCTAAGTGGCTTGCGGACGCGGCGGCCGCGGTCAATGAGGGTTACTTCAGCGGTGGCATCGGAAAGGCATTTGATATCTTCCAGAAGCTTTTTTCTGACGGCGGGGTAAAATCCGATATCGACGGTGTGACCAATTCGGTCAAGGCTTTTGGCGAGATTATCGACGGTCTTGCAAAGTCCGGCGGCGTGGGCGGCGCTCTGGGCAGCATCGTGCAGAGCTTTTCCGGCATGGCTGGTGGCATCACGTCTGCGCTGGGCACTATCGTGTCTTTCGTTGCAGCAAATCCTATCCTTGCCCTGATCCTGGGCGTGGGCGCTGTCGCTGGCGGCATTGGCCTTGCCATGTGGATGGACAAGAAGAATAATCAGAAGCCTGTCAGCCACTACCAGAGTCCCTTTGACAAGACCGGCGTGTATGACAGTCTGGGCACCTTCTCCACCCGCGCAGCCCTGCAGTACCGCGTTACCGGCCAGCAGTCCATTGTTGACCGGCAGACCAGCATTCTGGAACGCATCGAGGGGATGCTGGACGAGCATCTGCCCGACATCGGCAAGGGCCAGGTGGTCATGGACTCCGGTGAACTGGTGGGCGTGCTGTCGCCCCGCATGGCGACCAACGTAGATGCACGCATCGGCGTGACAGTGGAACGGAAAGCGAGGGGTGTGTGATGGCAAAGCTTCTGGGAGCAAAAATCGGCAATTTTCACACCCTGACAGATTGGGGGCTGTACCTCAAGGTAGGCAGCCCTAAAATCGGCGCGGCAGAACCGGAAGAATACCTTGTGCAGGTCACCGGCGCTGATTCGCTGCTGAACCTGACCACATGGGACGACGGCAAGGTGCACTATAAAAAGCGCACCATCACCATGGAGCTGCTCTGCAACGCGCCAAAAAGCAAGTGGCCTTACATCGAAAGCACCATTGCCAATGCCATTCATGGCAAGTGGCTACAGTGCCGCTTTGATGAAGACCCGGCGTGGTACTGGGAAGGGCTTTGGAAAGTCACACCATCCCGCGACCGGCTTTCCAGCACCTTTACCATCACCGGCACCTGCAACCCCTTCAAGCGCAGCGTCTACGATGGCACCAACGACTGGCTGTGGGACGATTTCAACTTTGAGCATGATATTGTGCGCAACTACACGGATATCCCACTCAAGGCAAACAAGGACGTTCAAGTGTCCATAACCGGTGCGCCCCGTGCGGCAGGCATCTACTTCCAGCGCAGCGAGACCGCCGCAAACATCGCGGTGTCTCTCAATGGCTTTGAGGTGGGCATTCTGGCCAAGTCCACCGACTGGCAGTATATCGAGGGGCTTACTATGCCGGATGGCGTGGTGGGCACCCTCGTTTTTGCTGCATCGGCAGACTGCAGCATCAGCATCAAGTATTTGGGGGCAAGCCTATGAGCTATAAAGTTTATGCTGGCGTGCAGACGGATGTAGACACATGGAAAACTAAGATCTGTATCCACGATATCAGCGATATTACCGACACGAAAAAGCTCATCAGCCCCACGCTGACCCGCGAAGTGGGTAAAGCTGGCTCTTTTGAGTTTACCATTCCGCTGGGCAATGTGGCACACTCTGCGCTGCAAAAGCTGCGCACTACGGTAGAGGTGGAACAGGACGGCGTTTCCATCTGGCAGGGCCGTCCTATGAGCCATGAGCAGGATTTTTTGATGCGTCAGAAAATCTACTGCGAAGGGGAGCTTGCGTATCTGAATGACAGCGGCATTGCGCCGTACGCTGCAAAAAATGTGAGCTTTTCGCAATTTTTGGAATGGATCTGCGATAACCACAACGGAATGGTAGATGCATACAAAGCTTTTACTCCTGGCAATGTGCAAATGGACATTCCCATGATCGTGCCCTATATCGACGGCATCAAAGTCGTGCAGGTGGGTTACAGCTACGATTCTAATGATGGAGATTACATTTACCATTGGGGAATTGTAGATCCCGTGGATGGAAAGACGAATATTTTCTATGAGGAAACAGAGATCAACGAAGCTTCCTGCCTGAGCTGGGAAATCGATGAAGAGCACATTGCGGAAGGTCGCATTATTTCACGGATTGGAAGCAACAATTTCCGCGTGCGTCTGTTTGCAGCCTATGTAAAGGGCAAAACGTACGCCGCAAAGGTCGAAGTGAAAAAAGCCGAAATCGTCTGCGGTACTTGTAACAAGAATTTTGGCACGTACTCCATTTATAACGTTGAGCAGGCATCTGAATCCAAGACCTTTAAAATCACCGAGCAAAATGGGAAATACATCCTTGCTATCAACGGCAAGACTGATTCTCGCTTTTTGTTTGATGTGAAGGAACCTACATACAGCTTTGGCGATGAAAAAAACTACGGCGTTACATGGGACATCTTGCAGAATGAGCTGGTGGAAAAGTACGGCGGATATCTGGTGCTGCGCCATGCAGAAGATCATGACGGAAAACCGCGCCGGTATCTGGACTATCTGCAGGCAATCACCGATAAAAACAGCCAGACGGTGGCTTTTGGAACCAACTTGCTGGATTTGACCAACTACGTCAAAGCAGAGGATATCTACACGCGGGTGATCGCGGTAGGTGCCAGAAAGAAATCGTGGCTTGTTTTTTCATGGGGAGAAACCATTACAGAAACTGCAAACGATCTGGCTGCGCAAAAGCTTTTTGGCATCATCACAAAAGTGATCTTTATTGAAGGCATCGAAAGCACGCCGCAGTCTTTGCTGGATGCGGCAGAGGAAGAACTTGCCAAAAATCTGCGCTATCTGAACGGTATGACGGTCAAAGCAGTCGATTTGAAAGACGCTGATATTGATGTCAGCCGTATTGCAATTGGAAAGCAAACGCACATTTTCTCTGCACCGCATGGTGTAGATACCTGGTTGCTGTGCTCCAAGCTTGTTGAGCCGTTGGATTCGCCGGATAAAAAGGAGTTTACATTTGGCACTGAGTTTTCCAGCATCAGCGACCTGCAGGCTTTGAGTGCACGCAAAGCGTCCGATGCTTACGATTTGAGTCGATCGCTCAAGGGGTACATGTCAGGCTAATGAGACAGGAGGTGTTTTATGGATAAAACTTTTGATGAAGCCATTGATGGAATCCGTAAGGCTGAGCGCGGTGTGGAGGTCCGCGAAGATATTGCGCAGGGCATGGAGTACGTCAAGCAGTGCGCCGAGGAAGTGACAGGCCAGCAGCAGGCTGCTTTGCAGGCCGCTCAGACCGCCACCGGAGCATCCAGCACTGCGACGGAAAAGGCAGCAGCTGCTGCAGAAAGCAAAAGCACGGCCCAGACTGCCGCCGCCAGCGCAATCCAAAGCGCACAGTCAGCATCCGCAGACGCAAAGAGCGCGGGAAGCTCTGCCGCTTCTGCCAAAGCTGAAGCGGACAGGGCTGCGGCTATTGTACGCACCGATAAGACGCTAAGCGTCGAGGGCGCTCCGGCTGACGCAAAAGCTACAGGTGACGCGCTGAAAGGCGTGATAAGCGCAGACGCTGTAAATACCTTAATTGCGGACGCTCTGGCAAAAGACCACGCGAAAATCAAATTTTGGATTTCGGTAGATTCCACCAGCCCTGCCGCCCTGTTTGGCGGCACATGGGAAGAGATCGCATCCGACCGCGTGCTGATGGGGGCGTCCAGCGCCCACGCAGCGGGCACCACCGTGAAGGCCGGTCTGCCGAACATCACAGGTAGTTTAAGCGAAACCTCAAATGACGGTAAAACAACACCATTTCGCGGTAATAAAAACGCCATATCGTCAATAGGTGCTTTGGCAGTTACAGAGGCTAACTCTCCTTTTTGTGGATATGGTGGATATGAAGGGTCGGCATATGATATTTCTTTTGATGCTTCCCTCTCGAACCCGATCTACGGTGCAAGCAGTACCGTGCAGCCCGCCGCCTACTTTGTGCACATCTGGAAGCGCGTGGCCTGAGAAAGGAGGTTTTGAACCATGAAGATCCTTGACGAGACCGGCGCGGTCGTGGAAAACCCCGACCTGACCCTTGGCTACCTGACCACCAGCACCGAAGAAGTCACCCACCCCGCCGTAGAGGGCGTGGAAGAGCAGTGGCACTGGGAGACCGTGACCGAGTATCCGAACGGCGGCAAGGATGTGCAGAAGGTCGTTGACCGCCCCGGCGTAAAGGCGCAGGAGGAATGGGTGGAACAGGTGCCCATCCAGAAGTACGTCCGCTACACCGCCGAAGAGCTGGCCGCGCAGGAAGAAGCGCGCAAAAAGGCCGAAGCCCGGGAGAAGCTGCCGGAGACGGTGGCGGCACTGCAAAAAGAAAACGAGATGTTGAAACAGTGCTTGCTTGAAATGAGCGAGATTGTTTATGCATAAAATCACACAAAGAATCGAAAGGATGGTATTTATGATGGCAATGTTGTGGGCACAGGAAATCATGTCTGCTGAGACTATGGAAGAGGCAAAGGCACTGTATGGGCGCTGCCCCCGCCTGCTGAAGGAGAAGGTCAAGGCGATTCTTATCAAGAGCGGCTTTGAGGAGATCGTACAGGAGGAGTAAGCGATGGAAAAACTTTTGGAATTTCTGGCGGGGCTGGTGAAGTTGCTCTTTGGCAGGGACAGCGAAAGTCCTGTGCCGGAAACGCCCAGAGAGACTCCCGTTGAGGAGACCGTCACCGGATGGGAGGGCGACCCGCCATACCGGTACATCGACGTGAGCCGCTATCAGGGTGCGATCGACTGGGCGCAGGTGGCAGCGGCGGGTTACAAGGGAGCCATGCTCAAGACGGTATCCACCAACAGCAAGCTCAGCAAGCGGGCAGATGGGCTGTATATCGACCCGACCTTTGAGGACAATTACCGCAACGCCAAAGCGGCTGGGCTGGACGTGGGCGTATATTACTACACCTACGCCACCAATAAGGACATGGTCAACGCAGAACTCTCCCTGCTGCGGCAGGCGGTCTACGGCAAGGAGTTAACCCTTCCGGTGGCAGTGGACGTGGAGGACAACAAGCTGGGCAAGCTGGACAAGCAGAGCCTGACTGACCTGACTGCCTACGCCCTGCACGAAGTGGAACAGCTGGGCTTTTACGCCCAATTGTACACCTACACCAGCTTTGCAAAGGCGCATCTCTTTGTGGGCGGTGCGGCTCTGCATCCTTATGACGTATGGCTTGCTGACTACACCGGCAAAACGCCCAATGTGACGTTTAACTACAACGCCCACCAGCACACCAGCAAGGGTGCTGTTCCGGGCATCTCCGGCAACGTAGACCTCAATGTGACCACCCTCAACTACCCCCGTATCATCCGCAAGAAGGGTCTGACCCGTCTCCGGGAGGGTAAATGACTGAAAAAGAAGCTTTGCTTTGGGTGCTTGGCATCCTGGGCAGCCTGTGCGCCGCTGCTATTACGATTGATAAGGTACTGGAAATCATTCATAAATACATCAAGAAGGCACAGGAGCCGGACAACGCGCAGAACAAGCGCATTGACACCATTGAAAAGCGACTGGCTGCGGTAGAAACCGTTTCCACGCAGCACACCGCGGCCCTTAGACGCGACTTGACGCGCTTTGACGGAATCGATGAAGAAATGCGTCTCGTACTTGTTGGCGTGCAGAACCTTTTGGACGCACAGCTGTCCGGCAACAATCGCGAAGGTATGCAAAAAAGCAAATCCGATATTAACAACTACCTACTGAAAGGAGTAACAAATCATGGAAGTAATGTTTAGCTTTATCCCCGCACCTATCGCACTGGTACTGATGGTCATTGGCTTTGCCGCGCTGGCAGTGGGTGCCATCCGGCTGGGCTACAAGCAGTACGTCAAGCAGTGGGCGCTGGAGCTCGTGACCATCGCTGAGGACAGCATCATGGGTAGCGGGCAGGGCGCAAAGAAAAAGGCACGGGTCTTTGCCGCGCTGCGCGGCGCACTGCCGGACTGGCTCAAGCCTTTTATCACGGATGAAGTGCTGGACAGTGTGATCGAAAAGGCCGTCAGCATGATGAAAAAGGCGCTGGCAGAAAAGAAGCCTGCCATCAACAAGGGGTAAAAAGTATGATCGAGCAAAGCGTATCTCTCGCATCCAATGGCGTCGTCAAAGTGCCGGGCTATGAGCAGCTGGTGCGCTTTGGCTACACCAAGAACCGGGGCGTGTACAGGCTTGCCGTCAGTGCCACTGGCGAGTGGGAAGGGCTGGCTATCCGCTGCTTTTGGCACGTGCCGGACGGCAAAGACCCGGCATCCTCGCTGGTGGTGGACGGCTATGTGGCCGTGCCCGCCAGCGTGACCGCACAGCCCGGGAGCGGGTGCGTCACCTTTGAGGGCAGTGACGGCACAAAGACCGTGACCAGCGCAGACCTGCGGTATCGTGTCAGCGCCAACAGCGGCACAGAGGACGGCTCCCAGCCGGAGCCCGGCACACCTGCATGGCAGCAGCTGGTGGATGCCGTGCACACCGATGCCACCGCCGCAGAGCAGGCCAAAACCGACGCACAGACCGCAGCCAGTGAAGCCGCCACCAGTGCAGGCAGTGCCAACCAGAGCGCTCAGGAGGCCGCTGACAGCCTGCAGGAGTTGAAGGACGGCATTGCAGCCGGGGACTTTAAAGGCGAGAAAGGTGACAAGGGTGACACCGGCCCGCAAGGACCTAAAGGCGAGACCGGCCCTGCCGTAGCACTGGACACCACCCTCACCCACGAGGGCGAAGCTGCCGATGCAAAAGCCACAGGTGACGCTATCAGCGCAGTAAAGGCACGGCAGAACATCCTCATAGGCAGTGAGACAGGCAACCCCATCGCCGTTGACGATGCCTTCTCCGCGCCCCTGTGCGGTCTGACTGTCTACGGCAGAAGTACACAGGATGGCACGCCGACTCCTGATGCGCCTGTTCCGATTGTGAGCGCTGGTGACGGCGGGAGCGTGGCGGTGAAGGTGACGGGGAAGAATCTGTTTCCAGTGATTACGAATGCCAATATATCAAAGATCAATAAGCCAACTGGTGGCGTGAGATATGGGTATGTATTTTACGTTCCGGCGCAGAGCAGTGTTACTGCATCTGGAAATGCCGATGTAGGCACGAACTGCTTTGTTGGAGATTTTGATATAAAAACACAAACATATACACAGAAAGCACAACTCGTATCGGAAAAAGGTGGTACATATACAGCAAAGTTGCAAAGTGGATGGTATGTTATATATATAGCTAATGATTATTTGCCGACAATTCTAACTAAATTAAATGCCGCAAAAATCCAGCTAGAAATTGGAACAAAAGCCACCGTATACGAACCTTACCGTGAACAGCTCCTCACGCTCCCCACACCCAACGGCTTGCCCGGCATCCCTGTTACCTCCGGCGGCAACTACACTGACAGCACAGGCCAGCAATGGGTGTGCGACGAGATAGACTTGGAAAGAGGGGTGAAGGTGCAGAGGATTGATAAGGGTGCTTTCGACAGCACAAAAACGCTGGCTGAGCAAAATGCAATTCTCGCCACCCCCATCGAAACCCCGCTCACACCTGACGAAATCGCCGCCTACAAAGCCCTCACTGCTTACGGCCCTGACACTGTGGTGCAGGCGAGTGACGGTGCGGGGGTCAAGCTGGACTATCAGAGGGATGTGAACATCGCAATCAAAAATCTTGAGGACGCGGTGGCGTCCATGACAACGACCTAAAGGAGGACTGACTATGGCAATCAAAAGCAAATCTCGCCATGACCTGACCCTGCGCTCCATCAAGCGGGAAATCGCCGCAGAGCGTGACGTGGCCTATTGGCTGGATAAGGCGTATATCCATCTGGACAGCGGCCTGCTGACGGAAGACGACATCGCAGAGGTGGAAGCCCTTGCGCAGGCGTACTACGATGCGCTGGATGCTGAGGACAAGGCGAACGCTGAGGAAATCACACAGTAAGGAGGATATCATGGCAAGCACTACATACCGCCATCTCGGTGACGTCACCGGGATGTTCGCCGCACAAGAACAATTTCGTGACATCACGAAAATGGTGACAAAACGTCACCATTTTGCCGTGCTTGGCACTATGGTGCGCAACGCCGGACAGTTGCCGCAGCCCTTCTGGCTCGGTGCTGCCTGTGGCGGCGGCTCGTGTAGTCTTTCCGCCAGCGTTGCAAGGGCTTAATGCAGAACAGATAAAAGCTGTGATAAAACGTGCGCCGCTTGGGAGGTATGACCGGAAAATCGCCCGGTTGCGGTACGTTGACCAGCTATGTCAAGTTGATATTGCAGCGCGTGTGCCGTATTGTCGGACATCAATCGGCAATAGGCTGAAAATTATTGATGAAAAGCTAGACGAAAGGAGCTCACCGTGAACATCGAAAATCTTCCGACCGCAAATCTTATTACAGAGCTTCGCAAACGCGAGGGAGTGGAAACGACCGTTGTTGAGCCTTATCAGGACGCAGCAGTCAGCGTCAACGGCCCTGCGCTGGTTCTTGTCGTGACGGATTGATTGTGGTATAATAACATCAACAAATCTACCCGGCCTCTCAAAGAAGCGCATTAGGGTGGATATTTGCCAGCTAACCTCGTGCTTTATCTGGGAATGAAAAAAGCAGTCGCCAGATTCGGCGCTGAACAGTCTCCTGCCCGCCCACTTGCAGTGCGTACCATGCGGGAGACGCAGAAACCCCCGGTGTTCCGTTTGGAGCATCGGGGGTTTCTTTATGCCAGTGCCAGCGCCTCCTTTACCGTTTTGCAACGGCAGGACACGCTGTGCATGAACCGGCTCGCTTCTTCGTAGGTGACAAAGCGAACGGTGGCGTCCGCACCGAGTTCGCCCTTTTCCCGCAGGGTCACAGAGTATACCCTGCCTTCGGGGAAGTCGCTGTTGACCATCGGCTTCCTGTTCGGCATAAACGGAGACGGGATGGAAGTGAGCTCTCCGCTCAAGGTGGTGCAGAACTCGTCATAGTGGCTCATCCCATCTTCCGTGATGAGATAGGGTTTTTAATTTTATCCATAATGTAAGCCTTCCTTTCGGTTATATATAGCCCACGGATTTCATCCGGTTAAGGCTATAGCAGGTTATAATGCTCTGCCAACAGGAATCGAACGTATGTTGGGCACTCCCTCTCGCCCAGGCACCAGCCCTGCACCGTGCGGCGCGGGATGCCCGCACCCTTTGCAAAGGCGGTCTGGCTGATGCCGGATGCCACCACCATCTCCCGCACGCTCATGCGTGCTGCTGCCCAGATACGGCCCAGACGGTCTTTCTCGGCGTCCAGATCGGCGCAGCCATCGGAATCGTCCGGGATGCTGAGGGTGACGTTACCGAGAAAAACTTCTTTCGACTGCTTGGCAGCCATGCCAAAAAGTTCTGCATTGCTGTACATGGTTGACTTCCTTTCTTTCAGATGGTAATATATTTGCGCACCTCCATGGTGCGTCTTTCACAAAATCCCTTGCCAGATGTTGCGAGCATCCGGCAGGGGATTTTTTTATTTACAGGTTAATCCACTCTTCGTTCTCTTTGAGTGTCTCGACGTACTGGGGGTAGAGGTCGCTGATGATGATGTCCTTCTCCATGTCATCCAGCTCGCCCTGCATGAGGGATTCGGACTTCTCCTCGGTCAGATTCATGTCGGCGGTGATGGTCCACTCGGCATCGTCATGATTGTGTACGAGGTTGCCGTCGGCGTCGATGTGAGCGTAGATCGTCCAGACGGTTTCGCCGTTCTCACAATCCATGGTCTTGTATTCGTCAGGCTCCACCTCGGTGCCGTTCTCCATGACCTTTGCGGCAAACTCTTCAACATTCAGAATCTTCATGATTTTTTACCTCCATGTTGTTGTGTGTTGGTGTCTTTCACTGTCTTTATTATACGCTCATTGTGCGCAAAAATCAAGGCTTTTTGCAAAATTTTGTGCTCAGTGAGCGTATTTTTTTCTTTGGCATATGTGAGATTTTTGTCCTTCGTTGTACCTTCGTTGTCTCTCCCGCCGGGCGGCTCTGCTACACTGGGCGCAAAGGGAGGGGGCGCCATGTGGCACAAGTTTAACCCGAACCCGCGCGGGAGCAGCGTCGGGGACTGCGTAGTGCGGGCGGTAGCTGCGGCCACCGGGCAGAGCTGGGAGCAGGCGTATATTGCGCTGGCGCTCACCGGCTACGCCCTCGGCGATATGCCCAGTGCCAACCGCACATGGGGCGCGTACCTCCAAAAACGCGGGTTCAAGCGCCGCATGGTGGAAGCAGACTGCACCACCTGTTACACCGTGGCAGATTTTGCCCGGGAGTATCCACGCGGCGTGTATGTGCTGGGCTGCTCTGGCCACGTTCTAACCGTCATCGACGGCGAGTGGTGGGACAGCTGGGACAGTGGCGCAGAATGCCCGATCTACTACTGGTATAAGGAGGACTAAACGATGCCGTACAATCCATATGGCTACCAAATGCCAAACTACTACGGGCAGCCTATGCCTGACCAGCTCACGCAGCTGCGGCAGAATGCCGGGTATCAGCCGCCCATGATGAGCCAACCGACAGGGCAAAGCTCCCCATCTACGCCTCCGATCATCTGGGTGCAGGGCGAAGAGGGCGCAAAAGCTTACATGGTAGCCGCCGGGAACAGCGTGCTCTTGATGGACAGCGAAAACAGCGCTTTTTACATCAAGAGTACCGACGCCAGCGGGATGCCGCTGCCTCTTCGCGTCTTTGACTACAAGGAACGCACCACGGCGACAAAAATGCCCCCTCAGACGGCGCAGCAGCCCGGCGGGGAGTTTGTCACCCGAGCAGAGTTTGACGCTCTGGCAGCCCGCTGTGCGGCGCTCGAGAAGCAAGAGCCTGCAAAACCTGAAACGGAGGTCAAATAAGTATGGCAAACCCTCTTTTTAACGCACTGGGCGGCGGTATGCCCGCCATGCCAAACCCTATGGGTCAGTTCGGGCAGATGATGCAGCAGTTCCAGCAGTTCCGTGCAAACTTTCAAGGCGACCCGAAAGCAGAGGTGCAAAAGCTGCTGCAATCCGGCAAAATGTCACAAAACCAGCTGAACCAGCTGCAGGCGATGGCGCAGCAGTTTCAGCAGTTCCTCCATTAAGTCGTAACCGTGGCCACGGTTCAAGCATAAAAATCATTCAAAACACACGAAAGGAGTACAAAAAATGTCTCTTTCTTCCGATTCTGCGGTTCTGACCATGCCTGTTCAGCCCGCAAACACCAACGGCGGCAACGGCTTTGGCTTTGGCAATGATGGCGCATGGTGGATCATCATCCTGTTCCTGTTTGCCTTCTGCGGCGGCTGGGGCGGCAACTGGGGCGGCAATGGCAACACCGGTGCCGGTGTCGTTGACGGCTACGTTCTGACCTCCGATTTTGCCAACATCGAGCGCAAGATGGATGGTATCAACAACGGCATGTGTGATGGCTTCTACCAGCAGGCGCAGCTTGTCAACGGCGTGCAGCAGACCGTAAACAGCGGCTTTATGTCCGCAGAGATCAGCCGCGCAAACCAGCAGGCGGCGTTCATGCAGCAGCTGTTTGCCATGCAGATGCAGCAGCAGGAATGCTGCTGCGAAAACCGCTCTGCCATTCAGGGCGTCAACTACAATTTGGCCACCCAGTCCTGCGAGACCCGGAACACGGTGCAGAACACCACCCGGGACATCATCGACAACCAGAACCAGAACGCCCGCGCCATCCTTGACGCCCTGACCGCACAGCGCATCGAGGCAAAGGACGCAAAGATCGCTGAGCAGGGTCAGCAGCTGTTCGTAGCACAGCTTGCGGCATCTCAGGCAGCCCAGAACGAAACGCTCAAGGCCTACATGAGCGGTCAGCTGGCCTACTACAACCCGCGCCCTGTGCCCGCATTCCAGGTACCCGCACCCTACCAGTACGGTAACTGCGGCAACGGTTGCGGCTGCAACGGTTGTGCCTAACCGAATAACGACAGCTTTTTGAGTGTTTGTTTCCAAAATGGAAATGCCCACATCAAAATGTTCAGCCCCTGAGCTGATTTTGCAAACCAGAGCGCCGGGGCAGCAGTCCCGGCGTTTTTCTATGAAAGGAGTATTTGAATGACCGTAGCAGAGCTGAAACAGCAGTTTGTAGATTATCTGTACAGCATGGATAAGAACAAAATGAGCATGATGGAATTGAACACTTATGTTTTCATTTTGAAAACCCTGCTTGATACGGAAAAAGCAGATCCATCCAATTCTTGGATGGATATCTTAAAAACCGTTTATGCGGTAAATGCGCCTGTTTGTGCAGAAAAGGAGGTTTCGGATAATGGCTGAATTTAGCAACTCTAACACCGTCAGTGTGGCGGCGGGTGAAAACTTTCCCCTGACCGAGACCGCGGTGAAAGCCCCTGCCTGCATCATGCACCGTGAGGGCAGCGGCCTTGTGACTCTGCGAGGCCTGACCAATCAGTGCAAAGCGCGCTTCAAGGTAAGCTTTGGCGGCAATATCGCCATTCCCACCGGCGGCACTGTGGGACCCATTTCCGTGGCGCTGGCTGTCGGCGGTGAGTCGATGACCAGTGCGACAGCTATTGTCACCCCGGCGGCAGTCGAAAATTACTTCAACGTTTTCGTTGCGGCGTTCATCGAGGTGCCGCGCGGCTGCTGCGTGACTGTGGCGGTTAAGAACACCAGCGCGCAGGCGGTCAGCATTGCAAACAGCAACCTGATCGTTGAGCGGGTAGCATAAGAAAGGAGATAAAGTCATGCTGGATAAACTGAATCATCTGAAGGATGAAATGTGCGACGAGCTCATGGAGCTGACCGACAAAAAGAACCGGTCCCCTGGCGATGTTGAGATGATCGGCGAGATCGTGGACATCATTTTGGACATTCACCGCATCGAGGATTACTGCGAGGGCGGCGAGTACAGCCGTGCGGGCGAGCGGGAAGCGGACATGCGCGGAAACTATGGGCGCACCGAAAACTACAACCGTGGCAACAGCTACGCAAACCGCGGCCGGCATTATGTGCGCGGGCACTACTCGCGCGGCGATGGCAGAGAGCGTATGATCTCCGACATCGAGGACATGATGCAGGACGCCACCGGCGCAGAGAGAGACGCTTACAAACGCGCGGCGGACATTCTGCGCAACGCATAAGGGAGGAGGGCGGAAGGTATGGACATCGATGAGATCAATGACCACATCCACAAGCTTAAATGCGGCTCGACCGACTGGCAGAGCGTGGAAAAGCTTGCCGCCCTCTGCACTGTGAGAAATGAGCTGGAAGAAAAGCAGGCACCGGCAGAAATGCAGACTCAAGCACTGCCTCCCACGTCGCACCCGGCGGAATACTCCACAAAAGCAAATCCGCAAAGCGACTTTGTGGCGGCTGCCAGCTCTGTTCCTTTTGGCGGTCTGATGCAGGTGCTTGACGAGCACATGAAGGCAATAAAGCTGGTGTACCCAAAAGAGTATGAGCTTGTAATGCGAAAGATAAGCGACTTGTAAAAAGGCATAGAATGTGCTATTTTTACATAAGATTCAGCGTTTGGGCACGAGGCACATAGTCTAACAATAAGTTAACAAATCAATAATTATTTACATAAATACGTAAAATAAACTTGATTTGTAATCAGTGGGTTGCGGGTTCAACTCCTGTCACCAGCTCCAAAAATAAACGCACGAACGATAAAAACAAACCGTCCGTGCGTTTTTCTTTTTGCTTGAAACGCCTTAAAATCTCCTGAATGAGCGTGATAATCTAACAAACAATCCAACAAATCAATACTTCATTTTTTGCATTTCCTGCAACAGATAAGCCGGGTCATTGTGGGAGACGTACTTGTTTGCCGTGGTGGAGAAATTTTTGTGCCCGAGGATGGCCTGCACGGCGGTCTTTTCCAGGCCGCACTCCACCATCTTACTACTGGCCGTGTGGCGCAGCGTGTGTGGATGCACGCCCTCTATATGGCATTCCTGCATCAACGCTCGGAACTTTGTAGCCACGTTGCGCTTATCCAGCTTTGTGCCGGCCTTGGATGGAATCAGCCATTCGCACCCGCTGTCAAGCATCCAAAAGGCAATGATCTTGTAAATGGGCTCAAGGATGGGGATAATGCGGTTTTTGCCTGCCTCGGTCTTTTCGCCGCCCTGCATGTACCGCTCTTTCAGATGCACATCCTCGCAGCGCATGGAAAGCAGCTCGTCAATGCGCATACCGGTGTACAGCAGCACCATGGCGATCTGTGCCGTTTGCCCAAACCTCGGGTCGTCTTGTCGGCTGCTGATCTGCTCGATCTCTTGGGCGGTCAGTGTGCGCTCTGCTTTTCCTGTAGCCGCCGGAAGCTGCAGCAGCATGGCATAATTTTTGTTTATGATGTCCTGTGCCATTGCCCACTCGCAGATCTGGCTGAAAAGTGTGCGCTGCTTTTCGCAGGAGCTGCGGGAGAGCCCCTTTTCCACCATTGCGTCAATGACCTGTTGATAATCTGCCGCTTTCAAGTCCCGCAATTGTCGGTCGTATAGCGGCGCAGCCTTTGCATAGGCCAGCTCGTACCCCTTTTGCATGTCCGTGCTAAGCTTGTCAAATTTGGGCTGCGCTTTCCATTGGACATAGGCATCCGCAAAGGTGCACTTCAGAAGCGCAGCGGGGGTGTTCTGGGCGTTGTAAGCGTCCAGCGCTTGTACTGCTTCGCCTGCCGTTTCAAACGTGCCCAGAACATCCCTGCGGGCTGTGAGTGCAACATACGGTCTTGCCCGCGTCCCGCTCAGTTTATACACGCTGCCGCTGCCCTTTGGACGGCGGCGCTTTTTTCTTTGCTGCGGGGCGGCTTCCGGCTGTTTCTTCCCGCACCACGGACAAAAAGAAGCACCATCCGGGATCTCCTTCCGGCAACATGGTCTTACGCACTTCATAGCTTACTCCTTTTTTCGCCCGATGTAACCCTGCGCGCCTTTTTCCGAAGCTTCACGCCCGGCCTTGTAAGTTACCTTCAAATCGTCTATTGGCGGCTGTGGGTCGTCCGGGCAGGGGTCTAATCCCATGTTCTGGGCAAAATTGTATTGGTTGATGATGATTCCGCACACGCTGACCCGGTTGTTGAGTGGGCAGTGCAGGTTGGCGGCTACCTCGGAGATCACAGCGGGCGGGCTGCTGCCATGGTTGCCCTTCAGCACGAAAAGAAGCAGTCGTTTCGTCAGCGGTGGCAAGTTTACCACAAAGCGGCACAGCTTTGCGTCCAGCTCTGTGTCGGTCTTTCCGTCATCGGGTGTCGCGTACAGCTCCGGGTGGATCATCTCCATAAACACGGCGATGGGGGATGCCCCGCAGGCCGTACACCAATCCATGATCTCGTCGCTGTCCGGGCTGGTGCAGCCTTTTTCCCAGCTCTGCACTGTTCGCTCCCCTTTTTCGATGCGCCTTGCGATCTCCGCTTGACTCAGGCCAGCAGATACCCGGGCCTTTGCAAGCGCTTTCCCGATCTGGGTCGCCGTAAAATAACTCATACTTTCGCCCCCATAAAACCAGCGTGTTTTTAACAGAAAATGGCGCAGAAAAATTCTGCGCCATTCGACAAAAAATATCCGTGTTTTGTTTTCCAACGGCGCATGGTAAAATCTGGAACATAAGACATAAATATGCACAAAAGAAAGGGGAAAACAAAATGGATTTTGATCAAAGAAACGGTAAAGGAACCGAAACGACCATCATTGACGGGATGCCTGCCAGCGTTTTGACCGGAACCGAGCGCACCCCGCAGCCTTGGGAGGACTGACCATGGAAAAGACAAGCCATTTCTGCAATCACATCCGCGCGGCGCTGGCCTGCTACGTTGATATGACACCGGAGCAGCAGGCGCGTGCCATGATGTACGCCGCCCGCAAGGTCAATGCCCTACACACCTTACATGCGGCAGCCAAAACGCCCGGCGGCGCAGAGACTGGAGCAGGGGAGCTGTTGCAAAAAATGCAACAGTTTGATGAAACCTATCAAAAAGAGTGATGGGTAAACCCATTGACTACGACAACACACAGTTGTATAATGCGGTTGTAAACAGATTTACTTATTGAGCCGGTACACGACTTCAAGCCCTTGATTTGGAGAGTAAGACCAAGTGACCGTGACATTATCAAAAGTCTCCTTTTGACGGCCGTCAATGGCTTTGGTTGCCATCATTTCCTCATAAACCCAATCAGGAAGAACAAGCAGTTCATTCATCAACTTAATGTTTCTTGTTGCGGGATCCCGATACATATACTCAAAGAATGAACCGCTTTTTGCATTGAGAGGGTTTGAATCGATCTTGATGTAAGAGCTATCGTCTGCAATAGTAGTCGTTCCAGCACTATACAATTCGTCGAACAGCTTAAAATTCGGGCTTGTGGAGGTTCCACAATTTGCAGCCCAAATGCAGTCACGTAAATCGGTTGTAGTTTTTTCTCCTTTTTCGTTCGTTTGGATTCTCTTCTCAATCAGAACAACTGGGGCTCCATCTCCTGCAACGTTTTGGAATTTCCCATTAAACGCAACTGGCTGGTTTGCAAATGCGTTTTTGCAGTATTCATACCAACTTTCAGTGACCGCCGCATACCAACGCTGGCCGTTCTCGATGACTGAAAAACACTTGTAATTTGTTTGATCGTTGGTATAAGTATAATAATAGTCAAAATCGGTTTGTCCGGAAAACTCGACTGTTTGACCTGCTTTGTACTGACTCTCATCTGCAAAAGCCGTCATGGCAAAAGGAATGGACAAAGCCGCAGTCAAACCCAGTGCAAGAAACGCTCTTCTTTTCACGATAATCACCTCATAAACAAAAATGAGCAGCCAACCAGCTGCCATAAAACAAAATTATCAAAGAGCTTTGCCAAAGGAGGGAAAGAAAGTGCAAGAAAATAGCACAAAGTTGATGAAAGAAACCACGGAATGTGTTATACTTGAGAAAATCAAGATTGCACTTTCCCTTGGTATCGACGTGGATAAACTCTTAAAGGAGGCTATGCAAAATGTCCGGTAATACGCTTCTTCTGCTTATCATTGTTATCCTCATTGCAGCGATGCTTGCAATTCTGGTCTACGAGTTTCTTCACTTCAATGATTTTGCTCTTTTTCGTCGAAAGCCGGAACCGGAGCCGGAACATAAGCACCTTGACGACCTTTTCCGAGCAGAAGTCATGTATACAGGCGTGACCCTCGGAAGTATCTGCGAACTTTGCCCCAAAACCATTTTTAGGGTAAAGGACGGACGCGGCGGGTATTTCGCTCTCGACACCGAAAAAGTGGATGAAAAAAAGCTACGCTTTTACAAAACCATTTTTGTTAAAGCGCTGGATGCCCCGAATTACGAGCTGGAGGTTCCTGACCCTTCGCTTCTTTGAGATACAAAAAGCGTCAATACCGTACTCACGACAGCAGAGAGCACCGCAATAACAACACTCTGAGCAAATTGTTTGCGGCTGATTCTCTGCTGTCTTTGCTTTTCGATAAAATAAAGAACGCCCTTTTGAGTAAGAGAAATAGAAAAATTCTCAAAAATGCCATTTTCTGTAAAATCATATACCGTTATCAAGCCATCCGCCCACAAAGAGTCAATCAAAGACTTTGGATTTTTTATGCCATTTTTAATAAAAATGCTAGGCGTAAAATAATCGTCATCTTCATGGGTTTCGTAATAGTCACAAATTATTTTCATGCCTTTATGAATCTGGGCTTCGCTAACCATTCCCGTCACCATCCGGCATATTCAAAACGGCATCAATCGTAGTGTTCAGCATATCCCAAAATGCCGCCTGCTGTTCAGGCGAAAGTTTTTTCATCTTATTAAGAGTGGCCTGTGCCTTTGCATCCAGCCCATCACCCTCCGGGGTGCTGGGCTTTTCTTTTTGCTCTTCGCCGGTCAACTCTTCGACCGTGATACCTAGCGCATTGGCTACTGGCGTTAGCATTTCATCTGGGAAGTCACGCCCACTTACTAGCATTTGCGAAATATAGCCACGGCTTTTTCCGACCTCTCTGCATACAAAAGAAACATTGATTCCTTTTTCAGTAGCGATTTTTTTAGCCCTCTCCACATTTCGCATAAAAAAGACCTCGCTATTTTGTAAAAATAGCCAAATGTTCACTATATTGCAAATTGACTATTGCAATATAGCCACTTGGCTAGTATAATACTAAGCACAGGGCAAACAAAACCAAAGCCCCTGACAATATTATATCGGGCAGACGCTAGATTTTATTCACTTTGTACCTTGCAACTACATAGTAGCATATTTTCTAGTGATTTTCAAGCCCGGAAAGGAGAATCGCTAGTGAATGTATCAAAAATTGACCAGTTTTGCAAGTTGCACGGACTGAGCCGCACCGATCTGGAAGCGGCGGCAGGCCTGAGCAACGGCGCAATCGGCAAGTGGGAGCGCTCGATTTACGGGCCCAGCCTTTCGCAGCTGCTCAAGCTCGCAAAGTATTTCAAGGTCACACTGAACGAGCTTGTTGTCTACGATGAGGCAGACGGAAAGAACGGCCACCAGCCCCATCGGGACGGGGTGTTGTGATGGGAGGAAAGGACATGGACGATCTGAAATCACTGATTCCAGTTAGCTACGATAACCCGGAGCGCCCCACGGTGAGCGGCCGGGAGCTGCACGAATTCTTGGAAGTCGGCGCAGATTATCGCCACTGGTTTCCCCGTATGTGTGAGTACGGCTTTACTGAGGGCGAAGATTTCAACTTGGTCAAAATTGACCGGGTTCAGAATGAGGGCGGGCGGATGGTCAGCCGCACAGTTGACGACCACCAGCTCACCATCCCAATGGCCAAAGAGCTGTGCATGATCCAGCGCAACGAGCGTGGCAAGCAGGCCCGGCAGTATTTCTTGGCCGTGGAGGCGCAGTGGAACAGCCCGGAAGCGGTCATGCGCCGTGCGGTGCTTATTGCAGACCGCAAAGTGAAAGAGCTGCAAAGCGTGAACCGCAGCCTGCTGGCCGAGAACAACGACCTGAAGCCGGATGCAGAGTATGCCCGGGCGGTGTGCGTGGGCAAAAACTGCCGCACCACTACCACCCTTGCCAAGGATTACGGCCTGAGTGCCGAGAAACTCAACAGCATCCTTCACGGCCTGAAGATCCAGTACAAGACCAGCGACGGCCAGTGGGTGCTATACGCAAAGTATAGCGGAAAAGGTTACACCAAAAACCGCAAATCCACGCCGTTCCAGCACAAGAGCACCGGCGAGTGGGACACTAAGAACACCACCGTATGGACGGAAGCCGGACAGCGCTTTATCTATGAGCAGCTCAAGGCCGTGGGAATGCTGCCCAGCGTGGAGCGCAGGCAGAGCGTGGAGCAGATGGAGCTTGCCGCCCGGCAGCACAACCAGGACGGCGTGGCGTAAGCAATATATTTTGGAGGTTACTATTATGAAAAAGCTGCATGTAAAAGCTACGTTTATTGAGCCGGTGCTTGGCACCTGGCCCGCAAACCCCAATGTGGCCCGCGAGTTTATCGCCAGCAAGTCGCCGGATGCTGCAACCATCGAGGATGAAGTAGCGGCTCTTGGCCCCGATGCGGTAGCTGACAAGGGCATGACCGTTTTCCCGCGTGACCCGGACGGCAATCCGATTTTTTACGATTACCAGATCAAGGGCATGTTTAAGGATGCTTGCGGGATGCTTTCCCGCATCGGCGGCAAGGCCGAGACCGGCAAGAAGAAGGCCGTGAACGAAAGCGGCAAGCTGACCGCTTACAAGAAGGTCATTGACGGCCTGATCTTCGTCCAGCCCCGCATGATTCCCATTCACGTAAACGGTGAGATTACCGACTGCCAGCGCCCCCTGCGTGCCCAGACGGCACAGGGTGAGCGTGTGAGCCTTGCCAACAGTGAGCAAATCCCGGCGGGCAGCAGCTGTGAGTTTGACGTGATCCTCCTTGACGACAGCCACGAAAAGGCCGTGCGCGAGTGGATGGATTATGGCCAGCTCCGCGGCATCGGCCAGTGGCGCAACAGCGGAAAGGGCCGGTTTACTTACATCGCCTATGAGGTGAAAGCCTGAGAGCGAGGGCATGGCATTGACGGCCCTGATTCGCGGAGGCATGGTACGGCGACGCGTGGCGAAGGAATTGAATGGCAAGGCATGGTGTGGCGAAGCAAGGCGCAGAATTGCAACGGAAAAGCTCTGCGTTGAGCTGCAAAGGCAGAGCAAGGCTGAGAGGTGCGTGGCAACGGCTATGAGGTGAACTGCTGTGCAGTGGCACTGAGAAGCACAGACAGGCAAGGCAAAGGCGGAGCAGAGCATGGCGACGCGAAGGAATGGCAGAGAAAAGCGCTGATGTGATTTGCAAAGGAAAAGTGGTGCACCGTAACGATTCGCTGCGGCGAAGAGGTGCCGTGATTTGCACAGCGATGGCACAGCAAAGAGAAGCCATTTTATTAAAAGGAGTGAACGATTTGAACGACTTACAGATTTTCAGCAATCCAGAGTTTGGCAGCATCCGCACGGTAAAGGAGGACACCACCCATGAGTGAAAAGATCATCGCCTACAAGGCCATGGACAAAAATATGCAGTGCCGTGGCAAGCAGTATGAGGTGGGCAAGACCTACCATGAGGACAAAGCTGACTGCTGCCACGCTGGTATGCACGCCTGCGAGAACCCTCTGGAAGTGCTGCACTACTACCCGCTGATGGATAGCCCACGCTTTTTTGAGGTCGAGTGCGGCGGGAACGTGGATAAAAGCAAAGAGGACAGTAATCTGGCTTGCACTGAGCTGACGGTGAAAGGTGAGGTGAATTTTGCAGGGCTGGTAAAAGCTACAGTGAATGCCGTTTTTAATCGGGTGAAGGGCAAAGAACCTTTTTCCAGCGGCAATTACAGCACGGCTGGTTCGAGCGGCAATTACAGCACGGCTGGTTCGAGCGGCAATTACAGCA